TTATGAAGGAACCGGCTCTGCATATTGTAAGATACCAAGGCGCTTCATTTCGGTAATCGCATTGTTTGCTACTTGCAGCGTCTGATAAGTACCAGTGATAAAGCGCCACGCAGATCCATCCTGCACTACTCGCACATAATCAGGGTTAGCGATATTGTGTTTACCCAAAGCCGCCTTTGCTGCATTAGCTTGAGCTTGTGTTTTAAATGTGCCAGACTGTACCCGATATAGTTTGCCATCGTTAACACCTACAATAGCTTGGCCTTTGTCGCTTACAATCAGCTGGACTCGGAGCTTGCTGTTTGATGGTACGATGATTGTTCCCTCTAATTTGTAGCCAGCTGGTAATTGCCAGTTTGCCGGAATCTCGAAATGAGGAGCATCATATTGGCTCGCCGGCCAGGTCCCTCCCCATGTGATACCGAGCTTTTTAGCAATGGCACCCACCTTTTTCAAGATGTTCAGGTCATACAGATTTTTGGGAGGAGCTACCGCGATATCCCATGCTCGGCGCGATGTATGGTTACTCGATTTTGTCCAAGTGACACGAGGGTGTTCCTGCTCGTACAAATAGTTTTGTCTCGCTTGTGATCTATATGTCTCTGTTATAAAAATATCCGTAATACCAGCTTTATAACACTCTTGGAATAGAAGACGGCAGGCTAATTGTGCAGCTGCAGTTAGCTCCGATAAATCTCTGCAGGTTTCTGTAATGCTTACCATCTATATCACTCCTTTGGCTTTTGATATCGCATGGCCTGGTAGCTATCTGATGCGCCAGCAGTCGTTGGATCAATGATGATACCTAGCAATGCCAGGATGCTCAATACTGTCTCCGTGATTGCCGTAACCTGATCATTGTAAATGGTAATATCGACATTAAAGATGCCGGCCACTTGGTTGGCCAGCACGATTAGCAAGGCGATTAAATACACCCAAAATTGTTTGTGTTGTAGACGTACTTTCCAGTTGATTTTCATACTTTATCCTCCTATACGATATAAGTAATTAAAAACGATACAAAAGAAATTACTAAAGCGAATACAGCAATCACGGTGCCTATTAACCATTTCCGGTCTGCGTCTGATTTTTTATCGCGCTCTCGAAATTTATCGAACAATCGATCTTTATCCTTCTCCAGCTCCGTCACTCTGGAATCTAGTAATCGAGCATCACCTTTTGCTATTTCAGCATCTGAAGACGCTTTGAGCACACCGTCTTTCAAGTCTTTAATATCGTCATTTACTCTATCGAATTTGTTGTCTATATGCTTCAAGGTAGTCTTTATTTCCGCGTTATCCATCGACAGGCTTTGCATACTGTCTAAAATCTTTTGGGACACGTCAGCTTGTGTTAATGGGGACATCCTATCTCTCCTCGTCATATAAATAGCCCTCCACAAGCTGTGGAAGACATAAAAAATAACGCTAGCTTATGCTGCGTTTACTAAATGGTCAAAAAATCAGCAAGTTTGATTTTCTGCCCTCTATAATAAAATTTCGTTACTAATTGCTTTGATAAATCGGGCATAGTTGCCAACCCGTTGCCGTAATAATTCGAATTCCCGTTATCTACTGTAAGTGCATTATCCTTCAATAGCTTGTATAAGTCATCTACTCTTAAAGAAGGATAACGTTGTTTTATCAAAGCAAGCATACCAGCTACATAAGGTGCAGAGTAAGATGTACCATTCCCATATCTATAAGTGTCTTTTGTATCTTTAACAGCTAAATTAAAGTAACCAGGCGCTGCAAAATCTATGCCCTGACCGAATGAACTGAAAGGTGCCTTATAAATATTTTTAAGACTATCCGTATAATCCGGTAAACTATCATAAAATCGTTCTACTACTGCGGCTTTAAAGTCATCAAATAGGTTGGATGCAAACCACACACTATTATTACCATCACGAGCATCTATAATATCATGGTTACTTAATTTAATATCTGGATACGTAGGTGTTGGATCATTTGCAAAGTGAAGAGAATACTCTTGAGATGTGCGTGATCTATATACCTCCCATTTATTAGATATATTTGGCGTATATTCAAGAATAGCGTTATAACCTTCCAAGAAAAGTTTAAATTTAGACTCTGCATTGGTGGCGGGACGCATTGAAATAGGCTTATCAGATAATAATAATCTGTACTTCGTATTAGAACTGAAATAAATTAATCTATACGGATATTGGTAATACTCACTAGGCATATCAGCAAGCATTTTTCCATTATAATTTTCTCTCTTTCTAAGGGCACTAATAACAAATACGCCAGGGTAATCTTTCCAGAGGTTTACATTTTCTTGCGAGGTTAATGAACCACTAAAAGTTAAGTCATAGCCATTATTACCTGCACTTGCTACTACAACTACATTCTTATCATAGGCATATTGACAAGCGGCTCCTACAGCAGAATTGGTAGTGGGCTGCGAATAACTTATATTTATTACATGTGCACCGTTATCTACTGCCCATATAATACTTTTAGCCATGTCAGCGTACTCCATAGAGCCGCCATCATCTGTATTTGTTGCTTTTATAATAATCATTTTGGCATTAGGTGCAGACCCTACATAACCAAAACCATTATCCTGCATTGCTATAACAGAGGCTACAGCTGTACCATGACCACCTAAATCCTTTACATCGGCAAGCACTCCAGTACTCTTTATTGCGCTGTTTAGAATTCTAGCGCACTTATAAATAGGAAATTGTAAATCGTCATGCTCATAATCTATACCTGAGTCAATGACAGCGACAACTACACCATTCCCTTTATAGCCCTTATTATGCGCATTAGCAACGGTATTAATAAACTGCATAGGAAAGTCTGGAGATTCAGTATCATTTTTTTCTGCTTGGCCGTTTACCTCTACTGATATTATCTTCTCATGCTGTTTTAATGCATTTGCTACTTCATCGCTACATTTCACAAGTTCAAAATTAGCAAATACATTTCCGATATGTTCAGCGCCCGCATCATTCAACACTTCTAGCTTTTGCTTATTATCCAAAATATTATTAAACTCTACAATATATTGCTTCATTAACTCACTCCTTAATGATGTAGAAGGAACCATTATTCTTTTCTGTATCAGTTAGTGCGTCGTATTCACCTTGAGCTAGCAATACAGTGCCGGTGTTTCCGCCGCCTCCCCCAATATGTTGCGTTGTCATTACAACCCACTTATGGTTCACACTATCCCACACCTGAGGGATTACGCTCCCCAGCTGATCACGCAATAATTTCGTCCGGCTAAAATCAATGTCCCCGTTTGTAACAGTGGAGCCGTCCAGCGTATTGACCGTAAACATGCCTAACTCCTCGTTAAAATGCTGCGGTACTGGACTGCCTAATGCGTCTCTGATTAATTTTTCTTCCATATAAACATCTCCTTTTCAATGCAAAAACCTTCTCGTAGTAATGAGAAGGTTTAATTTACGGTTAATTTTGTTAAGGGGATAGAGTTGCATTTAACGACTTTAGGTCTTTTAAAAGTCGGGTAGCTTTTACCTTCACTAATTTGCCAAATACTATTAAAATCCCAACCCTCATAATTATTTTTAGATTTCATCTGAATCGTTGTCCTTGCTCCCTCGGTGTTAGTCGGGCCAATTGCCTCCCAATACTGCGAGTAAGCAACACCATCTATAGGTCTTGCGCTATACATTGGTGGTGGCCACCAGGAAGGAGGCTGCGTCCAACCAGGCTCCCAATAGGAATAATCTTTATCGCTCTGCATTTGAATACATTTATAAAGATTCCCGTCTGTACCCTTCACAAAGTCGGTACCATCATAATAATATCTACCCGGTTCCCAATCGTCCCCTCCAAGTGTATTACAATCAAAAAACGAATTATGGAATCCGTAATCATCCCGGCGATTGATACACGGGAAATATATATATCGTGCCCTTGTAAATGATAATACGGTATATGAGTTATATACATTTCCCGACTCATTGTTTGTGTGTACAATCGTACCTATTTCGTACACATCATCAACTGTTAGAAAAGCATAAGAGTCATGTATTTCCCCACCATTGAAAACAACCAGTCCTGCTGCAAAACCCGTCTGTGAAATTTGTAAATGGGCTGAACATTTTTTAATTACACAATCCTGATCACTTATATTGGCAATACCTGCACCACCTGCACTACTGTATGAACTGGAGGAAACGTCCAATATGGCACCTTGTACATGACAGTTTTCTATTACAGTACCTTCATTTATCGTATTACATAAAAGGGCTGAACGTGTCTTACCATTATTGGGAACAGGATATACGTTTGCGTTATTTAAGTGTATATTTTTAAGTATTGCTCTCGAACATCGGTCAAATAGAGCTGTACCGTCACCAACGCCTCGAATGGTTACATTGTTTAATAAGAAGTTGTCCCCATCATATACACCCGAAAATATATTGCCCTCTTCTGTGCCTATCGGTGCTATTTCATCCTCACTAAAATCAATATCCTTTATCTGTCGGAAGTGTGCGGAAAGATGGGCGTTAATTAACAAAAAATCTTCTACGGTGCTTATTAAATAAGGTTTTTGTAATGTCCCCTCTCCTCCACTAAACATCTTCGGCACCTTCTTCCGTCCCTTTAAGTAGGCAAATAGCTTGCATACTAACTTCCACATCCGGCATCTCGCCTTCTCCCCAATTAGCTTTAATCTCAACGGAGGTATACTTGGCATTTGTTTCTTTCGCCTTTGCCACTAGGATAATTGGAGTGGATAATCCGGTATCACCAATTACTCCGGTTGTAATAGATTTAACCTCGTCATACCCATCAACATTATCAAATTGATATGACATATCGTTTGAGAGTGGGCACGTTGCAAATTCGATTCGGTATTGATCTTCCCGGTATTGCTTTGTGTAGTTAAATTTAACCCCATAATATTGCTTTTCTTGGCCTTTCGTAAGCGTCACAATAATGGCAGTATTTCCGTTTGGCAGCACAGTAGGGGCATTGTAATTGATGGATGCACCCGACTGATTTTTAACGGTAATCGTCGCATCTTTATATTCTTCTTTTAAAGATAAGAATAAACCAGTAAACTCAGCTTCCTTCGAGTATTCAATTTCCGCAAGAATATCAGCCGAATTTGGAGACTCGATTTGTACACCTTCCATTGCCAAGCAGTCCACATCACCAATACGAAATTCAGAGAGCCAGTAACTCTTTCCCGGCTTTCCAATTTGAAATCGAATACCGAACGCTTTAATAAACGATTTATCAACATTGGCTGCCGTAAGGCTTTCATAGGGTTCTTTCGTGATCACCATAATCACCGAGTCGTCTTTTGCCGTGGGAACCTCCATAATCCGTGCATTGGCAAAAGGCATTTTCCGGACTTCGGTAGTCGTCTTACTTGCCACAATTTTCGTGTGGATAAACGTTAAATAATGATTTTTGTATTGCTCTTTCAAAGAAGCGTAAATCCCTTTTAACTTTTCTGTTTCATATTCCCATAGCGCATGAGGATGTAGTTTCTGCCCTTTGATATACGCTTTTACCGCATCTGTACATTCGATATCGTCAAAGGTTAAAGCGTCCACGGTACCGACCTTAAAGTGCTCCAAAAAACCGTCTGCATTGTCATTAATTAAAAAACGGACACCATAGGCTTCTATGAAGGTTGCATTTTCTCCGTCTTCTACAATAGGAACCTTACCATTGACCAGATCAGCAAACGGCACTTTTGTAATGACTAAAGTGACCGAGACCGAAATATTTTTCTGTGGCAGCACAAGCGAGCTAACGGTAGGATTCGGCAGCTCATAAAAATTTGTGGTCAGTCCGCTGTCCGTTTCCGTGGTAATGATGGCCGTTAATTTGTGACTGCTGTAATCCGATTTTAAAGAGGCAAATACTCCGGTTTGATTTTCCGTTAGTTCCACATCTGCTGAAGGAATCACGCCTTGTAAGGACGTGTCCTTGATGTAATCCAAAACGGCACTTTTGGCATCGATCTTGTCCTCCAATGCCAGGCAGTCAATTTTCCCAACTTTAAATTGAGCGAGGTGGCCTTTATCCTCTTCTTCCTTTTCATCCTTTTTTTCTTCTTCGTATGAAACATAATCCCGGATGATTTGCCCTACATCAAGCTGTGGAATTTCTTTGAATAAAGGGTTATATCGCTTTCCTACAATACGCTCAACAGCGTGAATGGCCAAATCCGTATCAATCATTGTCACGGTATCGCCAAGCTCTGCAGAGGCAATATCCCGCTTCTGTGCGCCTGTCATTTTGCTGAAATCGATGATTTCTACCTCATGGGCATATTCAAGTGCAAAATTATCATTCAAGTCAATTTTCTGCTGGATGGATTCAATGTTTTTTCCGACTTCCAAAATCAGTCCTTTATTTGCTCCGCGCTGAGGATGGATGATAACGGAAAATTGCTTGTACTCCACCTCCAGCCCATTTTGACGGGCAAACTCATTGATCCGGCTTCTCCCGCCTTTTGCACTTGGCCGGTACTGATAATATCCTCCTGCCAAGTCCACAAGCTGGAAAACACCCATTCCCCATACACGGGGCAGGATGTCTCCTGGTGAACCCTCATAGATTTCCTCTTCGCCCTCCACAACATAGGGAGCAGCAAACGGATCATTTAAAAGATAACTGATATGCTCTAGGTTAAGCTTGATGGACTTACTGTTGTTACGCTGCTTGTCGATGCCGGCAATGATAAAGTAATCCCCTTCGATTTCTAAAAGGTTAGGGTATTGCAAGAAGGGAGGAAACTTATTTTCCGCTATTTCTACGTCTGCCGTGTACTGATCATTGATGACTTCATACACTTCAGCATCTACAATATTCTGTAGTTTTCCTACTTCGGTCGAGGCTCCTGAATTTAGGACTCTAATGCTGTAGCTCATGCCGGTACCATATCGGGAGAGCACCGGAACGTTGCCCAGAAGATTCCGTCCTCCACAATCCTTTCGATATTGTCGCTTGATACGAATTTAGCCATATATGCCCATCCGGAGTCTTTTGCAAATATCAATTTTTCTTTGTCGTCTGACTTGAAGTAAGTACGCAGTGCCCGGCAGGCATCGTAATGGCTTTGGCCCGGAGGAGGCTCGAGCAGAAACTGGATCCGGACTTCGAGATCCCCCTCCGTTTTATCACCAATAACAATGTCGCCGCTAACTTTTGGTAGTTTGATAAAAGAATCGCTAAAAGGTCCAAAAAGGGGGCGCTCAACGTCCATGACTTCAAGCCCCACCTGTGAACAAGGGATGCCCTTGAATGTTACGCTCATGCTATTTCCCCTTTCTGTTTTTTTGTTGTAAGGTATAAAATTCGCGCGCTACTTTTTTGATATCCGCTTCTTCTCGTAAATGGAAAACAGCCCCTTCTAACATACGCGCATAGTTATGCTGGATAACTTGAGGTTCTTGCTGCCCTCCAGATGCCTTAAACATGGCATTCCCAATCGTCCCTAAAACGCGCTCGTTCAATGGGAGGATTGCCTCCGGACCCGCTTCTCCGCCTGCGAGTAGTGAATTTCCAGTAGCACCAAAGACAGTAGGACCTGTCATGATGCCGCCTTTTGCAAACCACTTAATATCGATTTTTGGAAGCCCCTCGTCGAACCAATCCAACGGGTTAATGGATCCCTTAATGCTGAATTTCGGGACTTTTAATTTTGGCCAATCAAACTCAAATTTGAAGAAGCTTTTGATTTTATCGATGGCCGACTTTACTGCATCACGTGCCTTTTCAATGGGTCCTTTAATTGCCGAATAAATGCCGTTCCATTTTTCCTTAACGGTTGCTAGCATGTCGCTAAAGGAGAAGAAACCTTTGATTTTGCTGACGACTGTTTTTGCTATCTCTAAAATTTTGGACCAGATATCTGAAAAGAATTTGGACGTGGCCGTGAAAATTTCTACTGTTTTATTTTTAATAGTGCTCCAGTTATCAACAATGGCTTTCACTAAAATGCCAATCGGACCCGTTATGACGGCAAGGATGGTTGCCCAATTTTCCTTTAAAAAGCTGACAATGGCACCACCCACAGATTTAAAGATGCCAATTACGGTGTCCCATAACTTTTGGAAAAAGCCTGCTATAGAATCCCAGTGTTTAATAATCAAAGGTACGACGGTGGTCAACACTGCAATCGCTATCCCGATTGGTCCCGTTAAGGCGCTAAAAGCTCTCATCAGCAACGGCAACACTTTAGATGCAAGATTAGCAAGCACACCGGAGAGCCCTAGTCCACCCCCACCCAGACCGATAACACTTGCAACAGCCGTGACAATAGGCGCCAGTCCGGCGAGGAGGCCCATGAATATGCCAATAGCTGAGCCAATTGCTACGATAGCCGATGCAAGTTCTGGATTTTTAGACATCCATTCTGCGATGGCACCTATTACATCGGCTATCACATTTAACAAAGGATCCAGCGCTACTTTTAAATCGGAAACTGCTTGCTGTAGCTTCACCATAGCGCTCTCATCTATATCATCCATATCTTTATTTAAAGATTTTTGAGACTTGTTCAATTCCTGCAAGGCGCCATCAGCATTTAAAATGGAATCGATAATGTTCTGCCCTTGGTCTTCCCACATCGTTCCAAAAAGCTCGGTTCCTATAGCGTTTTTCAGGGTCGCATCTTCCAGACCGTTAAGCCACCGAGTCATATCCTCGAAAGCTTTAGCACCTTCGTCTCCGCCTTTTGCGATAGCTTTTCCCCAGCTTTCGAGTTGACCCTCAATAGCCTTATAAGCTGCAGAATCAGGTGGATTTTTCGCTAAATCAAGCTTTTGTTGATTCATCTCACGGAAAGAGCTTAATTCTGCCTGGTGTGATTCACGGACGGCAGATAATTCAGCATTTAGTCGCTCACTTAACGCTTCTTTTCGGGTCGCATGTTCTTCTCGGAGCGATTCGAGTTTTGCTCGATTCGTTTCCTTATAGGCATTGATTTCGGCTGTATTTGCCTCTTTTAGAAGTTTCAGTCGTTCCTGGTTGGATGCCTTCAAAGAAGCTTTTTCAGCGTCCTGACGCTCTTTCATGGCTTTTTTATCAGCATCCAGCTGTTCTTTCGTCTGCTCTTTTTTCTCGTCGTATTCTGACTTTAAGGCATCCTTTTGTTCGTCGAATGCTTCTTTGATAGAGTCCTTCTGAGTACGGAGACTTTCAATTTGTGCCTGGCGTTCCTCTTTTACCTTTTCGATCCGGAGCGATTCTTCGAAATCGCGCAGGGCCTTTGTGGCATCCTGCCGGTCCTTCGCATTTTTTGCTGTCCGGATTTTAGCCTGAAGCTCGGATCGTTTCTCGGCATTCTCCCTCTCTTTACGCCGCTTGTCCTCTGCTGCCTGGGTAGCATTGATTTGCGCTATCTCATCCTCAATTGCTTTAACCTTGCGATAGCGCTCCTCATCAATCAGCTTTAATCTCTCATTGTACTCCTTATCGATCAGCGCAATTTTGGCATCTGCTGCTTTTTCATAAGCCTCGAGTTCGGCTTCTAGGGAATTCTCCAGTTCGTCCAGCTGCTTCGCATACATTTTTTCTGCTTCTTCATATTGCTTTTCCAGAGACTTTTCTTTTGCCGTCTCCTGTTTTTCATATGACTTTTCAGCCGCCCTGTACTCGTTATCCAACGCCTTATCTAATGCTTTTTTCTGGTTGTCGTAAGACTTGGAAATGGCATTGTAGCGTCTTTCGAGTGACTTGGAGAGTGCGTCCTCCTGCTTGGCAAATGTGCTGGACATAGCCGCTAGTTGTTCGTCAGTGGCTGCTTTTGTGTTGTCCACAACAGACTTAACAGCATCTTTCATGCTATTGGATAGGCCCACGCCCATCTCTGCTGCTCTAATACGTCCTTCTTTCAAACCGTCGAGGAGATTATCGATATTAAAAGAATCTGCTGCTGCAGCTGCTGCCATGATTCCCTTTATCTCTTTTGCCTGGAAGCCGGCGCGCTGCAGTTGAGTTCCGTATTCGGCAATGATATCCAGTTGTTCAGGTGGAAAACCGACTTTCAATAGGCTATTAATCAAATCCAGCGCCGCTTTATCGCTAATTTTTAAAGCTTTCGAAACTTCATTCGTTTCCTGCACCAATTCAACAAAATCGATACCTTGATACGACTTTGTAATTACGGCAGCCCCAGTAACAATGGCCCGATTCGCTTCATCGGAAGCATTCTTATTGAGCGCCCACTGGCGACGTAGGCCTTCGAGGGCGTCCTCGCCCTCCACTCCATAGGCTGTCACATCTGCAATGGCTGCCCGGATACTCGCTTTGGATGATTCCGGAACATCAAAAACAACATTGATTTTCGCTTTTGTATCACTTGCCGATAAGGATTCTTCGATAACTTTTCCTAGCCCGACACCGGCTGCAGCACCCGCTGCCAGTCCAGCCAACTCGCTGCCTAAATTCTCTACAGCATCACGTGCATCATCTGCCCCCTGTGACAAATCTTCCAGGTCTCGCCGTAAGGTATCAAGGTTGCCACTGGAGCCGAGATTTTGCAAAGCCTGTCGTAGCTCATTGACATCCACTTCCGTGCCGACTACCGATCGGCCAATCCGTTCAAGAGCCTGATCAAGTTGGGCAGAGGAAGCGCGTCCCTCCTGGATAGCACGTGTCAGGTCATTACCTAATACATCAGTAAAATCTGTGAGCGTCCGGCCAGATAATGCAAAGATCCTATTTAGATCCTGCATAGCTCCTGCTACTTGTTGCTCCTCCTGCCGGGCACGGGCTAATGCCGCATTTGTTTCTGTAATGGCATTGGCCGTCTGTTGCTGGGCGAGACGATTCCGCTGTAGCTGAGCCTCTAATTGCTGGGCCTCTCTGGAGTTAGCTCCGTATGCTGCTCTTGCTGCCAATAGCTGCTGCGTAGTTTCCTGCGTCTCGCGCTGCATGGAATTGTGTATGGCCTGCAGACTATTGACTTTCGCTTCCAACTGTTGTGTCTCAGAAGCTGTATGCTTCATTTCTTCCTGTTGCAGGCGCATGGCTTGCTGTAAATCCCTTGTCTGATCGGCCGCTGTCCGTGTGACGGTATTAAGTGATCGTAAACTGTTTTGAACGCTCTGCACGCTTGCCCCGGCATCTAATTGAGCCAAAGCTTGTCTCACCTGATTAACGTTTGCAGAAGCTCCCTGGGTAGCCTGAGCTATCTGATTGAATGCTCGATCCAACTGACTAGCACTAGCTGTCCCGTTTTGAATGGCCCTCGTCAAATCCTGCCCCAGAACATTAGAAAAGTCACTGACAGATTGACCAGTGACCGTGAAAAGATTATTTAATTGTCGCAAGGAAGCTGCTTGGTCAGCCTGCGCTTGTTGGGCACGCTGTAGAGCCTGTTGGGTAGCTGTAATGGCATTGGCCGCCTGTTGCTCGGCAATCTGGTGACGTGTGAGCTGGGCTTCCAGCTTTTTGACTTCCTCTGAATTCTCGCCCCATAGCTGTTTAGCACGGGAAATCGCATCTGCTGTCGCCTGTGTTTTACGGCGTGCTACCTCATAAATCTGCTGCAGGCTGTTCATTTTTGCTTCTAGTTGCTGCGTCTCGGAAGCTGTATGTTTCATTTGCTCCTGTTGCAGTTTCATCTGTTGCTTCAGCGTAGCCGCCTCGGCATTCATTTCTTTGATAGACTTGTTAAAATCCTGATTGAACGCCTTAAAGGTAATATTAATCTCATTATTGTTCCCAGCCATCTCCTCACTCCCCTGCTAGGCTGTTTTCCCAACCATCAAACGCAAGCTTATTGGCATAGATCCGCTCAACACTCCGGATTGGCTGATGCCAAAACGTTTCCGGATCGATGCCGGATTTCAGGACGTACAGCGTGTATATGTCCTCCACACATTTGATGATGAGGTTTGGCGCTTTTACCGACGTTTTTTTTTACTTTTTTTCGTGGCTTTTGTCAGCTCTTTTGAAAATTCATTCGGGGAGGAAGAAATCATATTGACTAGTAAATTTGCATACAGCTGGATCGTCTCTTCAAAGCTATAGTGATAGCGCTCCAGGAACTCCTCGAAAGAGTAAGAAAGCTGTCTGTTGGCGCCGATTACAGCCAAGTAAACAACGCTTATCAGCTTTTGCTCATCAAAAGTATTCATAGCTTGCAGTGCTGCTTCCTCATCAGCTCCGTTCACAACTGTCTCCAGCCCTTTGATTTTCAGCAAATCCTCCCAAAGGGACGACTCGATCATGCCCATATCATGTCCGCGCTTGATGGCCGCATTTGTTAAAAACGCCGGATATGTTTTTTGATTGGTAAATTGCTGTTCGAATTCACCATTTACTTCAACAAATTCAAGCTCCTTCAGCTCCACTTTTTGTACTCTCATGTCCGTTCCTCCTTATGAATAAATAAAAAACACCCCCACATGGTGGAGGTGCTACAGTTATTAAGGCGTATCTGGTACCGCTACTAATTCCGGTGTAAAGTTCGTGTGCCATTTTTCAGCAATAGTGGCGTCTTCCAATTCATCGACAAATGCCTCATAGTAGAATTTTTTATTATCATCGACTAGTGCTGTGACACTCATTTCAAGCAATGCGACCTCCTCCTGCCCGTTCTCAATATTGAGAGTGTAGCCTCCTGAGTTAGAAGCATTCGGGAATGCGATTAGCTTTTTAACATCTTCAAAATCATCGATAACATCTGCTGTCAAAACAAAGTCTGTACCTAGCGAGTCCGATCCGTATGAATAAATACCAGGCTTCAACCCTTCATTGCTCAAACCAAAATATTCTCTCGCCACCGCAACTGGAATATGTGCCGAGATGGATAGGTTCATTTTTTGCGGGATAACCTTTTTCTTTGTCTCTACCCCTTCTTCTACTTTCGTGATTGTCTTGGATTCCGTATCACCTGAAATGGTACCGATCGCCCCGAACTTCTGGCCAGGTTGTTGCGTACCTTTCTTTTTAAATTGCACGCTGGCGTTTGTAATACGCATCGCGTCAAACTCTTCAATTACTGTACTTGTCGGCATTATAAGCCCTCCTCTATTAATTTATCCAAAGCGCCGTGGATTTTCTGCAGCACTTTAGGCGTTGATTTTTGTAATGAGCGCTTGCTAAAATTTTGAGCTACCTTATTTTTGGAGCCGCGTCCCTCATCAGGGAAAACAAGATATCCAAAGGAGCCTTTTTTATTGGCTGCTCCGCCCTTTGACTTGACCACGAATTCCAGATTTCCTGTTTGGTGCGTATACCATTTGCTGTCCTTCGCATGCCTCTTCTGCCTTTTGGAGACGGGGATCAGGTTTGTCATCTCTTGAGCAACGACCTCTACCCCTTCTGTATGCAGGGCTTTGTTGACTGCCTTTTCCGCACGGTTTGGGAACTGCCGTAACCGGTCATTTAGGTCCGTTAAATTGCCAAACTCTATTAGACTTCTCATATCTGACCAACTACAATCCGTCGATTGTAAACAAGGGTGATACGATCAACATAATTGTCCGTATCTTTCCGTTTCAGGCGATCCTTAAATGTGTTTTGCAGGGTAAACATGGGCACGTTTTTAAGAGCTAAAATGATATCGACCGTTCGCTCATCCAAATCATCCCGCTTTTCGGAATAGTAATAGACGGCGACTTCCTGGTTGATACTTTTAAAGTCATTTGTCAGTTGCATATCTCCTGTATCATACACAAAGAAATGATACTGTCCTTTTTTATAAGCCGCTTCTTCATCCTCACTCAGCTCATCCTCGTATACTTCCAACCCAAATGATTCGAGAGCCGTGATGATTCCGTCAATCTGCTCCTGCATTTTCTGCTTTGTCCTGCTCAAATGCGCCCACCTCCTGCAGATAAAAGTACAGATACCGTTTTTCACGGTCGCTGTCTACCCGGATGACATCGTACTCAATACCATCAATTACCATCTTCAATTTACTGAGCGTCGCCCTGTCGAGGTGTGGAGGCCGCAGGGTACGGATCTTTAAATCCAGCGCTCGACTCATTGCTTGCACTAGGTCAAAATCTTGCTCGCGAGAAGACATTTCCTGATAAGCCAGCCGCCCCATTTCTACAAACTTTTCTCCTATCCGTTTACCGCGCTCAGATCGCCGTGTCTCCTTTGTACCGTAGTAAGCAAAGCCGTCATTCAGCGAGTCCCGTATCCGTTTGTTCACCATTTTCTTTCCTCTTTTCCAGAGCCACTGTAAGAATCAGACGCTGTAACTCGTCTCTAAAATTCAATTCGAATTCATCAGCTGCATTGTTGTATACGTAACGGCAACGTTCAAGAAGCAATTCCGTCTCCCACTCATCCAAAGAAAAAGAAAAAGCCTTACCTGTTAGCTTCAAAAAGTAAGACTTTCCTCGTTTGATAATGCGCTCTAGCTCTTTGTTTTCGTCATCCCATGTAATGCGTAGACGACTTTTTAATTCTGTTAGCAGCTCCTCCATGGCTATTCACCACTTTGCAACGCATTTTCCGCCTCAATAGCTTCGTCTTTTCCTTGTACCTTCTCACCGTTAGAAAGTGTGTACCATCCTCCACCAGTTGCTTTCGGGAAATCCGAAGGCTCCAATGGCTCTTTTCCTGGTTCCTCCTGGATCATCACGTCAGCCAGGTAAATCTTTTTATACTCCGGATGTACTCCAGTTAAAAAATAAACGCGCTTTTCATCGGCCTCAAAGCCTTCAGCCGGGTATGTATCCCCGGCTACGTACATATGCCCATCATGCTCCAAAGCTTGGAATGAATTGACTACTCTTGCTGTAATCATTGCTATCCCTCCTCCTCAATTAAGGCGTGTCCGGTGTATCTGGTGCACTGTCGATTGCTGCATTTGAAATATCAAACACAGTAAATGCTTCGTTATCCAACGGCTGCCCATTGACTAACTGGCGCGTCAAATATAAACGTTGATCTTGAATCATACGTACATGGTCTGATGATTCCAGCGTCGAAGTGCCTGTGCCTAACCAATAATCTTTCGGATTACCCGAAATCATTTTGTTACGTGGTACCGATGCAACCTTAATAATATCTAAATCAGGCACCGGGAACTTACCAAACATCCAAACACCGTCGTCTCGTTGTTTAGCGCCATACGCAAACAATTTAGCGTAAAAATCGTAAGGGTTTAAAATTAATACTACTCTGCCAATATCGCGTGTGCCTTCTTTTGTAGCTGGCGCAAGAATTTTCGTGCCAATTTCATGAGGGGTGAATGATAATAATTCTACCGACTCTTTTTCTGGATATACGCCCCCTACAACTGCCCCGTCAAGGTTTCGCATCATCCCCACGGGTTGCTTGTTACCGGTACCGTTAACAATTGTTCTTTCTAATTCTGCAGCTACAACTTCTGTCATAAGCGCTCGCACATAACGGTCTAACCATGCAGGTCCGAGTTCAAACATCGCTTTACATACAACCAAGAAACCGGAAAGCTTATATGCCTTGGCTTCGATTGTTTTAAAGCCGTTGTCTACCATTTCCTGAATTTCATCGCATACATCGCCCCAATATGCCGTAGTTGCCCCTTCCTTGCGCACTACCCATTGTGTAGTCGCTGACAACTGCGTGAAGTTCACACGGGATAAAAGAGGGTGATCCTGTGCTAGATCTTCAAATACGCGATCATACACTGTAGGAGGCATTAACTCTAATACGCCATCAAACGATTCCACTTCAATCGCTTTCGAATAGAATTGTTTTTCCTCTGCAGTTAATTGTCGTACTCCACGGGAAGCTAAAACCGCCTCATCCCATTGCTGCTCATTAGCTCGTTTTGCTTCTCGGATTGTCGTATTCATTACATCTTGGTAATGCGTAAAATTTTCCTCGTATTGCTGTACAATACGCGCTGCTACCTCTGTAGCATCTCCATTTTCAAAGGCTGCCTTTAATCCCGCAATCTGTGCCTCTTTATTTTTAAGCACTTCATTATCATCCAAATTTTGAATACCTTTTGTTGGCTCTACTTTCTGTGGCATAAAAAATTCCTCCTGTTTTTTGACAAAATAAAAACGCCTACTCGTTTGAGACGCGTTGGAATTTTGTTAATATTGTTTGTTTTGGTTCTTTCTTAAAGCGCTGCAGCACACCCTGTTTAAATTGCTCGGCATCCACTTTGTTGTTGACTGGTTTGTCTTCTTCCTGAGTTACGTCAGTAGCAAAGCCCAGTTCTACAGCTTCGTTTGCTGTGAACCATGTTTCATTTTCAACAAACTGCTGCATTTCTTCGCGTGTACATTTCGCTTTTGTCATGTAAATATCTAAAAGCGATTCATCTAACTTAACCATCATATCAACAGTTTTTTGTAAATCTGCTTTGGACCCTACAGCCCACGTCCATGCTTCATGAACCATCAGCATCGCACCTGTATTCATAATCAGTTCATCTGCTGCCATTGCAATGATCGATGCTGCAGAACACGCCCAGCCATCCACAATAATCTTTACTTTAGCATCATGGTCTTTTAACCGGTTGTAGATTGTAATACCATCAAACGCATCACCACCAGGAGAATTGAGGCGTACTGTAATACCTTTCGTTTTTACTTCTTTCAATGCGCGATCGATATCACCTGCTGAAGTAGAATCGTACCACCAACTCTCCCCGATTTCACCATACACTGTTAGTACGGTTTCATCCTTTTCCTCATCCACTTCTACTGCAAAATTTTTCGGGATTTCCGGTATTAAATCAGCATACTGGGAATTTTTAAATCGACGATGCTTGGCATTTGCCATCACTGGGAAACTTCCTGTATTTTTCATTCATTCTCACCTCCTTGATTTGAAGATTCTTGCATGCTTGCTTTTTGGTAATTTTTCGTAATGTACCGTTCGTTTGCCCAAGGCTCATCAATTGGATTCTTGCTCAGTTCTTCCAACACTTCATTGATGGTAAATCCTCCTATAGCAAATAACTTATCCAGTGAAGTCGATAAAGCCGTCAAATCAAGAAGCTTAATTTTTGATGTATCAAGCTGCACATAATTTCGCTTTATATAGCCGTCGCGTTTGTAAATTTTACGATTAAGCTCATCGCTGAAGATTTCAGCAATAGGATTTAAAGCAAACATGATAAAGCTATCAATATTTTCAGCCACCTCTGCAATATCACCTTTCAATAAAGCTCTTGGCACGTGAAAGCCCATGGCCACAAAATTAAAGATATCATCTATTAAGCTTCGAACATCGCTGCTATCTGCTTTGACACCGCTTTTGGCATCGCTTGCGTCTTCCATTTCATAACCTGTTTGCTTTTGGAAAACTACGGCCTCTTTATTCGGGTCGAACCAATCTTTCAATTGAGACTGCAGCATATCATCGATTTCTTTTTGCGTGTCGTCATCTTGAGCCCGCATATAATCGGCATTAGCAAACCAGCGCTTATTATTCTTACGCTTATATGCGTTCATTGTGGCGCCAAGTAGCTTCCCGTATGATTTATACAAGCTATCTATAACAGTTTTAATATTTTCATCTGTCAGCTTAAAATGAAAAACATCCTGTTCATAAAAAGGTTTGTTGAACTGAAAATCTTTCACTATGACATCTTTATAAATATTTGGATATAGAGCGTATTCCGTAGGGCTAAAGGAGTCAGCTAATAATAACTGTCCTTCTACCATTACAATCAAACATTCGCCCTCATATAAATATTTGCGAAAGCTGTTATACCAAAACTCTGTCGCATTTTGATTTGAATTTGGTTCCACGTTCAATAAGTAATAATTGTTACCTCGTAACTTTCGGCCTTCTTTATACGTTTCAAATACGCACCGAGCCAGAGCTTTTGCAATTAAATCGATACATGTTTCAACGGCCATTCGCTTATATACGACTTCAGCCTGTATCTCAAGGGATACACAATCTTTTAAAGTGCCCTCTCTCCGATTAAAGAAAAACGCTTTTGCCCAATCTACAAATCCCATATTCTCACCTGCCTTTAAAAACTCATAGTCTTGAATGTTTTCCTGAAATTTTCTTTCGTGATCCCTTGTTGTTCAACTAATAGCTGGTCGTGCTGCAGCGCATGCAGCAACGCAAAAAAGCCGTCAGTTTTTCTTAACTCCGGCTCAATCTTTTCATATGTGATATTTCCTTTACCATCACGCTTTACATAGGTATTCCACGTATACCAGCGCATTAGCAAGTCGTCCCCCCATAGAATCTTTTCATGGGCGAACATTTCTTCCACAATCGGTTCTAGCTTTGTGTGAGTAATCACGCCGTTTATTGATTTTTCGAGCGGCAATCCATACTCATCAAACTTGCTTTGCAAATGGTTAAAACGAACCCGGTCAGCTGCGATTGTTTTGATGTAATATTTCTTCGATTGTTCCAGGAACCAATCAGCAATATACTCCGGTTTATTTGTCTCGTCGTGGATGATTGTTGCCAGTCCCTGCTTTACCGCCAGATCAATATCCACCTTAAAATCATATAATTTCAAACTGCGCTGATTAATAAATGTATGGTGGATCCAGTGCCGTTTGCCGTTTGCTTTAAATAGCAATCCTACACCCACAAAGTCGCGAATGTCTGCATAGTCAATGCCGCCAACACACTCAAAGCCTGTGAGATCCGGCAAGGGTTTACTTGCTGCTACAATCTTTGGCCAATCCGTAACACCGTTAGCAGAAAGCAAAAATGGAATATTCATGCGCTTTGTTAGAAATTCAATTTTTAACGACGGGCGAGTTTTTAAATTGTTGTACTCGAGCTGCATTTCACTTTTTAAATGTGGAAGAAAATTGATGCCGGGGTTTGCTTTCTCCCACATCTTCACATCGTGCATTTCCTCTTCATCTTCAATGTGCGCCAAAAAAGGAAACATGCGAGAATCAGGAAGCTCCCCTTTTAATATCATTTCTGCTTCCGCTTTAAAATCGTCGAGGACTCCGCCGCGAACATATCCATCTGTGGTAATGTAAATCCTTCTGGCCAGTGGAACTTTACCCAGGGCCGAAGTGAAAACTTTGATATTGTCATACGATTCATATTCGTGTACCTCATCAAAAATAATAGCACCTGGGCGCAGACCATCTTTTGTTTTTGCGTTGTTCGTATGGTATTCCAATTTTGATCTGCTCTTCAAATGGCTGATTTCCATCTTTGTCCACTTGAAATGTTTTTTCATTTTCGTTTTATTATCTTCAAGAATATTGTACACATCATCAAACGACGTTTTCGCTTGCTTTTCGGAAGTTGCAACAATATCAACGTTATAGCCTCGAATACCTTGTTTGGCAATAAAGTATTTTGATATGGCTGCAATAAATCCGTTTTTGCCGGCACCGCGTCCCCATAATAAAAAGAACTCATTAAACACTAGGGTCCCGTCATCATAAAACAATCCGACCATACAAGCTAAAACAAATAGCTGGGCTGGATATAGTTCAAACGGAAAATAGCGTTCAATAAATTCTTTTGCTTCGGTTATCTTGTTTATATCTATTATTACATTATCTTGCTGCAGCTTTCTTTCAACCAGATTGACAAGAAGTTTTACATCTTCGGGCACAATGTACTTGCCGGTTCTAACGCCATCGATATAGTCATCGATAAATGGATGGTAACTATAACTCGTCATCGTCATCATCGACTATCACTTCTATATCTGTTGCCTTTAATCCAAGTTCAGCAAGTATTTTTAACATCTGGCCGTTTGTTTTATTCAGCTCACCAACACTATCATTCTTCTTTTTACCGTGCATCCCAGGGACAGTGACCCCTCGATTGTTAATATCCTCAATGAGCATATTCTTTACATCCCACAATGCCATATAATCATCAACCAAATTCATGAAGTAGGATTGAGTAACCCCTTTTTCCTGCAGCTGCTCCTTTAGATCCTTTTCAATGATGGCCCGTAGCTTATTCTTGTTATGAATAACCTCAACAGAAAGGTGGGCTTCGATAACTTCTTCCTGCACACTTTCGCGTGACAATCTTTCTTTTTTCTCTTTCCACCGGTGCCGTTTATACCAGGACTTTACTGTATCGATTTTGACATTGTATTTTTCTGCAATGTCTTTGTATTTCATGCCATTCAGCCAATCCTTAAATGCTTTTTCATGTGCCATCCGCCATCACCGCCCACTTTTCTGCATGAATATTTATGCATTTAATTTTTGTGTGCACTTCCTCGCGCGAAAAAATTAAAAAATATTTTCTCCGAGGTACCCCCTGCGTTGAACCGGGTCCTTAAAAAAGTCGAAACTTTTGACCCGGGGGTGTGTTCACTTCACATACTTCAAATGTTTACCGGCAAAATCAACGATGTAGAATACTTCTTCCTCGCTGATTTTCAATGATTGACATACGTTCTTCAGAACATTCTCGTCCTGTAATCCCTTTAGGACTTTCTCAACCGTCATGTGCTTGCACCTTCGAGTATTCACCCTGTCTCGGATCTGCTGATAAAGATAATAAGCGTGACGTGTAAAAGCGTTCAGCATATCTCGCTCATACCAGCCACGATAATCATTACCGATTGCTTCATCTATCTTTTTCGGATCGAATACCCATGCTCCATCTGTTAGATTCATATCACCATCGCTCCTCATTCGTGAATACTTGCTTGCGTTCATTTGGTTTCCGATCATGGATTTCATTATGGCAGCTGATACATAAACACATAAGATTGCTGAGTGTCAGCGATAAATGCGGATGAGTAAGGATTTCCTTCAAGTGATGGACATTCTCTGCCTTATGATAGCGCCCTTTCTTTTTGCACATCTGGCATTCATGGTTGTCCCGTTTCAAGGCGACCAATCGCAGCGTCATCCACTCGCGCGATTTATAGAACCTCATAAGTTGCCGTTGTGCGATGAAGTTAGTAAGCTCTTGCATACGTTCTGGTGAAATTTTCATTGCTAACATCCACCTAATTTTTCGATGGCTTTGGTAAGCTCTGCTGCTTCCTTGAATAACTTTTCAACCTTCATTTCTCTTTCAGATAAATTACTTTTAATGTGTGCTATTTCCTCATGCAGGAAATCGATTGACTCATAAATTCTTTCGCGTGTTTCTTTGAAAAGTTGAATAGCCGCATTCATATTTGTTTCACCTTCCCACAACCCACCGAACAATTCATATCGATTATCTGAGGACATTTCGTTAAAATGGTACTCCATTATTTCTTCAAAGATAAATTTGAAATAAGGGTTTGAATCGCCTGCTGTCTTACGTATAATGAATTCCTTTTTCATCTCTTCTAATTGTTGCGTCATAAAAGCATCCATTTGATTCACGCCTTTAATTTATTGAATGAAATTTTATTTCCTGGACAAAATACAAAGACAATTACATAAGGCAGGTGATAGCTATGCAGATAATTAAATTCACTCGTCTCGAGTTGTGTTTAATTTGTTTGGTTGTGTACTTATTGCTTAATTAATTTTGTCGGCTATTTTCAATCAACCACTTTTGGGTTATCAGATACTCAGAAGTGATTGACAGGATTAAAATTAATTAAATTAAAACTCCTGCCACATTTCATACATAAGAAAAAGCCACACAATCCCTTTGCGTGACTTTTGGCTTTTATTTAAAAAGAACACTGTATTGACATTCACTCGCTAACATCTATCGACTATCACCTAATGCGATAATTGTTTCTCTTGGCTCTTCGTAATCGTTTCGGACTATTCTTCCTTTAATTCTTTTGCTTGTATCATAATGAAAGCATACATCTACTAAATTCCCTACACGTGGACCTTACTTTGGAAAAGTATCATAACTAACGTTTTAATGTGCTCCCACCTTTTCTCTCTCCCTCTCTCTATTTGCCTTCTTCGCATAGTTTATAATTAATTAAATTAAATGTTGGTTATTACATAAGAAAAAGCCCTATCCAAACGGATAAGACTTCGCTGAGAATATTCTTAATAATCACAATATACCCTGTTTATAATTTTTCTTAGTATTTCAACGCTTTCTCTTACCTTTTTTTCTTAAACGTCGGTTAGTTCTTTCAGCAGGAGCTGTATGAGGCTTTTCTTCAACAGATTTAACTCTAGTAATTGCAGACTCAATTGCATTAGTAAGAAACACTTGAAATAAATTATAAACGTAGCTTTTCACTTCTATCATGAAGTTGATTAGTACAGTTACATACATACTTATTAAAATTGCTGCTACAATTTCATTGGTGGTCTCAGCAAAAAAGGGATTTGACCAATCTGCTGGTAAATACTTAAATACAACTAATAGAATGAAATTAATTATAATCAGTGATAAATAAGAACATATGACACCAAAAAAATAGAGATTATAAATAGCAAATTTTGAGATCTTATCTTCTCCTTCATTCACTACGGTTAACATATTTGTAATGGTGTTCTCATTTGCTAAAGCTTGAAAAATTGCATAGCCAGTGATAAGTACGGCAAATATTGGTATTATGACCGTGTTAACATTTACTGTTAAATCTGAAATGATTGATATAGCAGGAGTTTTTTGAAAGACTATACGGAATAATACATAAAAACAGAAAAGAAATAAAAAAATGAGGAAAATCGCCCTTTTTTTTGATATCTTCATGTTTCTTTTAATGCTTTCTTTAAAAAGCGCTGTAGAATTTAACTTTTTTAATTCTAGTAAATTTAGGGCATTGTTAACCAACTTATCTTTGTTGCTCATTATACCACCTTTATCTATTTTATTATTTGAACAGCTTTTTATAATGTTTCTCTAACTTATCATAAAACCTATTATAAATAGATCTGTTTTCCTGGCTTACTTCGTTGAATTCAGGATTATTTATTACCTTCCCTGTAATTGTATCAATGTTTTTCCCAAAAGATTCAGTTTCATCCACTTGAATTTTCATTACTTCGGTAAATGAACCATCCTTTAGCGTACCAGTTGTTCCGTTACTATATTCAACTTTTATTGTAGGTTTCATTAAACCTTTTGTATCTTCAATAACCTTTGCCACATTATCTTTATCAGTCGGCGTATTAAAGCTAACTGATCCCGTCTTGCTTCCCAAGCTTTTAAGCGTTTCTGTTAAATGGTCTACGGTTTCATTATCCATAATATCTCCATTTAACGGATAAAATCTTAACGTAACATTATTTATTTTTTTTACTTTTTTTAATTCCTCTAATATTGCGCCCTGAAACGGAATAGCTACTACATTGAGTAATACCTGAGGAATTTTCTCTTCATCTTTTAATTCAGAATTCTTTACACTAACATAATTTTTTAATACATCTCTTGCTAAAGTCGCAAAATTGGAAAGTGTAGGACTTCCTTTTTGGTTTTTAACTAAGACCATTCGGTGGTTTTGCAAATTAATAACAAAATAAGAATATGGATCTGAAGGATAATTTTCATTAGTCTTAATTAGTTGTCCATCAACGTATCTGGATTTTACCTCTAATGTAGTTCTTTTAACAATTAATCCTGCTAATGCAAACTCGCCTTGTGCATTAGTCAATTTGACATTTTCAAAAAAAAACTTTTTTGGTTTACCCTTTGATTCTTGAGTAAATGCTGGAAGAATTACATCGAAAAAATGATTTAACATAGGTTCATGTTTCTTTCCGAAAGTACAGTTAAAATTCGCTATGAATGCTTGTTTAGTTTCTGTTGTCATATATATACTCCTTAATGTTTACAATATTACTCTCCATTATACAATATTTGTAATAACAGGTAAACCTAAAGTACTAAGAGAACATTTACTTTGTCTATTTCAAGCTGCTTGGACGCCCCATTTACTTCCATATTATATTCCCCCATTCCATATTGCTTATAAGATTATAATAACACAAAAGAGAACGTTTGTTCCTTTTTAACCATAATAAAAGGCCGCTATCTGTTTTAGAAACAGCGACCTTCACGAAAGGAGGATATTTACAATGGCAACCGTAACGCCCGCATTAGCTACACCAAGAAATATCATACTCTCATATTAGCATCTTCATAATGCCCTTGTGTTGCCCTTTTTCTGCCCTGCTACTCTATCTTTATACCATATACACCAAACAATAAAACGGCCAGCCGCTCCGTTACACTATCCAGTACTTTATAAATACTGCGATTGTTCATCCGATAAAGCTCTGCGATCTGTTCTATTGTTAATCCGTCCATATAACGTTTTTTCAAAATGTTATAATAGCGGGTATTGTTCTCATCCTGATAAATGTATTCTAGGGTTGCCAGTGCCCTGTCGATGTATTGGACCATGGCAATTGTTCTCTGTGAAGTTTCCTTAATCGAACTGACGATATCTTCACCAAACTCAATCAAATTAATAATGTTTTCGTTTTCCCTAATAGCGATTTTCGGTACAGATGCTTTGGCGCGGTTGTCTATCTTATCGACATATGACTTAAACTCTCGGTAATGTTTCAGCAATAATTTGGCATTGTGTAACCTCTTGCTGCGCTCTTTTTCATATACTTTTCCTTTTTGCTCTTCATATGCCGCCACCGCATGTCTAGCTGCAACCTCCGCTACTCGATCTATTGTTTGCTGGTCCACAAGAACACCTCTTTTATGCTTTTATTTTTAAAACGGCAATTCTACATTCGCGACACTGAAATTTTGCAATGAAACATCCAGCGCATTAAGACTACCTTTCTCGAATCCTTGTTCATATAATTTTTGCTTACAAGCTTTCAAGTGACAGTCTACATGAAGATGGAAATTAACGTGCGCTCCATCTTCTTTTCCCGTTACATAAATCGCTTGGGTTCCTTTTTCAATGGCCGCCCCACATCCAAAACACTCATGATTTCTGCGTGTAGTTACCTTACGCTTTTTAGTTAATTCTAGCATGTGAGAAGTTTCTCCTTTCAACACATAATTCTCGTTATGCTGAGTAAATTCCCTTCAAACGTCCAACTTCTGATTTAACAATCTGCACTATTCTTTTGCCCTCTGATTTATCAATAAGCAAGACATCTTCCATATCACAAGCATAAAAATTAATTGTGTCGTAAAGCCATTCGCTAACCATTTGGTCTAGGTCTTCTAAATAAACATCTTTTAGGTCTTCTTTACTCCAGTTAGTCCATTCAAAGAATTTTTTCATTGTTACTTCGAATTCACGCAATTCACCGAATTCGCTTTCCGTAAATGGTCTACCGCAACACTTACATTCATTTTGCTTTTTGCGGTACTTAACGATTATAGGTTCTTTATTAATATCCATCTCATTCTCTCCTTTTACTAAACAAAATGTTTCACTTAATTACTACTGAAAATTGGTCAATCATTGTGATATCGGGTTTTTCACCGTGTTGGACATTTATAGAAATGTCTATTTCTTTATCTTTATCACGCACATTATTAAGCCGCTCAATCAATTCATTTATAGTCATTACTTGTTCCTCCTTCATCCGCATTTTGTTTCTTTTACTGCACAAAAAGCTCGTCCGCAAATTCTCCTGTTATCGTAATTGTCTTAACTGATGAGGTACCCCTTGCGACACATTTACGCTCAATACGCTCTATTAATTTAAAATCAACGCCTGGACCTGAGTTGTACAGTTCCTTTAGTCCATTAAATTGATAAGCTAACGTTTTCCCTTCGTTCTTATCGATATTTTTCTTTGCCTTTGCTAAAACAAGTTTACTTGAGATGGAACTTGTTATTAAAAGGCCTGTTGTTAAATCACTCGCTATCCAAATATCGTATTGATCAACTGGACGGTGTATTGCAATAAATACACCTTTATGTTCATGTATTTCTTTCACCGTAACCTCTCTTTGAATACGCCCCCAACCACCTAAACATTGCACTAGTAATTTCATAATCTCATCTCCATTTCTATCAATTAAACTCTTTGAAAGTGTTTTTCTAGCACATCCTCACTGATTTCAAGCCACGTAATCTTTTCACCGGCACGTCCAGACAAATTTTCCAAATGAACAGGATTCAACCCGCGCGTTTTACTTTCATCTCGGCACCATTTTGTACCGCCCGCCACCATCACTTTTTCTCCTGTTTCCTTATCGGTATAAATCGAAATAGGAAATGGAGAAAGACACATATACATATAGAGTTCTTTAGGTTTTTCTTTACCTGGTGCTTCTGCAGCATTTTCACACCCCTCGCTGCAAAAGCGGAAATAAAAGAAAGAAGTAGAATCATTCGGATCAAAACTTTTACGGCATGTTTCGCAGATACGTTCCAATTACATCCCCTCATCCTGCATAATTTGTTCTATCAATGTTTTTTTAATCGAGAAGGGGTACCCATCGGAAATACGTGATAACTGTACCTCTTCATTCTCTATCCCGTTGTAGCGGTACCCATTGCCTTCCGCCCATTTATTAATGCGTTCTTCAAAATCCACACAATCACCCCTTACTCATGCAGGCCAGCTGCTAATAAATAATGTGCTGTAAATCCGTCGCGCCCTTTAATGCGCTGGCAGTTCTCCCGGAAATACGAAATCGGAATCGACTTTGAACCACCACGGTCTTTTTGCTCCCAAAAATCTGCTAATTGCTCAAATTTCAAATAATAAATTTCCGGCTCATTTTTGTTTTTAAGCCAAAACGCAACAATTAAAAATGCGACCGCCCCATGTTTATGCCACGATTTCAATAATTCATATTGATGATCCACAAGGTTCGCTAATGTAAAGCGTTCAATCGTAGATTCCTTTGCTTCGAAAATTAGGGCATGCGATTTATAGATGCCGCTGTAATCAACCCACGTTGCTTTATCCAAATATGCCTCTACTTTCTTCCCCTCAACTTTTGCAATATTCGTCGGTGTAGGAATTTTACGGATATCTGCAAAACCTGCGCTGCGATATTCGTTATTCGTCATATTAATAAGCATTTCTAACTTGGAACCCCTGTTTGTATGACCTCTGCTGTATTGCTTTTTCATTCATCAAACCTCCCTTTATGTTTAACTAATGAGTCTATCCGCTTCATCCTGACGTACAGATAGACTCCACTAGAAAATTCACTGTATTTAACCTCTATGTCATTGAATTTATAGCCCTGGTACATCTTCTCGAACAGCTCTTCTGCACAAACCTCCTCCATTGCAATACGTTCAGCACGTTTTCTAGTCATTTTGCTGTCTGCAATTGTCACTTTAGGCTGTTTCATATTGCGGCTGATCGTGTAACGTTTTGTAGGGTTTTTCTTCTTGTCCTTCATGACATAGCGCACTAACCCCTCAAGGCCGAAATCATTTGGTTGAAGCCTACGCGTTTGCACTCTTCCCCCTCCATTCCATAATTCTTCTGCTGCATCACGGTCTGGAAAGTTTGTAATCATATGATGATGAACACGTACCTTTTTGTCATTTCCATCATCAAACTCTGTTACGTAGACATATTTCAGCTCAAAATTTTCATATTTCTTTTGCTTCTTCAACCAGCGTTTTAAGCGTCTAATGAAATTTTGCATATCTTTTTTCGCCTGTTCATGATCCGCTGGCAATTTACCGTTTGCATATGTCCAGGTAGCCCAAATATCTTTTTCCGTGAAATTTGTATGGACGATTCTTGTCACTCGCTTAATCGTATTTTTATCATTTAGGTTTTGCTGTGCAGTGCTGCTCTCTTTTCTGCGCTTCCCTCTCTTCCCCCCTGTTGGCATAGCCATCAAAGGATAAGCTTCAACCTCCAGCATATTTCCGCTTCGAATTGTCTTTACACGATATTTACTCACCTGCTTATCACGTAATCTCTCAATTCTCTCTTCTACACTGTCAGTAAATGCATTGCTCTCTATATCAAATAAATCCTCATAATCTACCACATGATACGGTGGTGTCATGGCAGGGTCCCCCTTGTCATATCTCCTAATCTCTCAGCTGCTTAATTGGATATTTCTGTAATGGTCGTAAACTTAATACCTATTACAAGGCCGCTAATTGACTCATTGCCATAACATGTGATATTTTGGAAATAGAGTATTTGGCAATTGTCAAATGAACCGTACTTACTGGTCAGAGTGCGTACGGCAGTTTTTTTGTAAGTGGAAAGCCTTTGCGATGATTCACAAAGGCCAGTTATGGAGTTGCTGATCGCCCCACGATTAGCAACTTTTTTTATATTTAATTGGCATTTGTTTTGTCCTCATAGTTCAATGACTGCTTTCACAATCTCCTTCTTTTTCGCCCCATTTAACTACAAAGATTTTGACTTTGTACTCACCTAGAAGGCCATTCTTCTGTACAGTTTCAAACTCACAATAGAAGCCCCTAGACTGCAATTCCTCACGAATTACTTTTAATGCTCTCATTTCATCTGTACGGGAATCCAACGGTCGCCGCCAACCTTTGTAACCATCTAATGCAGCATCTTCAATTTGATTAATAATTTTCTTGAAAACTGGACCATTTAAAACATCCTGCTTATAGCTTTCCATTCCTTCTTTAGATAGCTGATTTAAAAATTCTGCTGTTGGTATATTGTCTTTCAAATGCGTCACCTTCCTGTCAGCTGCATGAACAGCTCTCTATCTTCGTTGATTAATGCCTGCTCAATTAAGTGCTGCCGATTAATTTCTTCTGATTTAATTGCTTTGTCATCCTTTTTTTATACGCTCTTGTAATTGCCCAAAGAGTGTCTTTGCGCCTTCACGGCTTAAAATTAACTTGCCATCCAACAAAACATGATTGTCATCCGATACATCTCCAGTGACTGCACACATCATATTTGATTTGTATTTCTTTAGAATGATTTGGTCCTCATCTACAAAAACCTCTACCGGATCTTTTTCAGCGATCCCCAAAATTCTACGTAATTCAATTGGCAATACAATACGTCCTAACTCGTCCACCTTGCGGACAATGCCTGTTGATTTCATTCACAGTTCACTCCTTTAATTTTTAGTCCATAGGCTGCAGCTACATAACGAATACCTTGTTGTACACCATCTTGGTGTACTTCCCATGATTCAGGAACCTTGCGATTGTATATTTCCGCAAGCAGTTCCTCTGGAGATAAGAGATTTATAGACACTGTTTTCTCTTCTGTTGGCACATTTATCACTTCCTCTCAAAATGTCGTATTATTGTTTGAACACGCCTACCTTATCCATCGCTTTACGGATCTCCACCTGACGTTCTTCCGGAGACATTGCCAACCAGTCACGGACCTTGAATTTCATATAGACACCTCCATTTCTTCGCGTAGCTTTTTTAAAGTTTCGCGGATGATTCGGGCTACATGTCTTTGAGAGCAGCGCAGATACTTTGCTATGCCTGCCTGTGTAACAGCCTCGCAGTCTATCCCGTAATACGCCATGACAACGAATCGTTCGCGCACAGGTAACTTTTCGATTGCCCTCCGGAGTTCCTGAATGGCAAATATCCGATCGATGTCGTCATCCACAGATGCGTCTGAAGCTATCACATCCATTAAAGTGATATTTTCTGACTCGGTTCTCACCGGATCATCTAAAGAGGATGTTAACAATCTTCCTTTCCTGAAAATCATCAATATTTCGTTTTGAATGCATCGACCGGCATAGGTAGCGAATTTTATTCCCTTGCTCTGGTCATAGCTCTGACTCGCTTTAATTAAGCCGATTTTACCGATACTAGCAAGATCCTCATAATCAAACTCCGGATGGTTAAAACGGTTTGCCAAGTAATAGACAAGGCCCATATTTTCTGTCACCAATAATTCATTGCTCATTTGTATTCGCCTCACCTTCGCCAGCCAACCATTTTTCAACTGTCGGACGATGGAATAAAACACGCCCTCGGACTTTCTTGTGAGGAATCTCATTTGTCCTCGCCATAACATAAATTGTTGAAACACTTACACCGATTAATTCAGCTGTTTCTGCAACCGTTAAAGTGATTTTTTCCAATCTCACATACCCCCCTTCAAAACTTCGGTATCACCGAGGTTACGAGGTAAAAAAATCTCTTCGATCCTTTTTCCGAAAAACTCCCTTAACGTGAACATCTCATCAGCTGTAAATTGAAGTTCCCCACGTTCTTTCATCCCATACGTGGCGATATGGATGCCTAGCAGCGTTGCTAGATGCTCTTGCGACAATTTACGCTCCTTTCTAATTCTTATTAAATTCCATTGCATCGAAACACCTCCTGTACAGATACTATACTCGCTACCACCGAGATAATCAACAATAAATTTCACTTTTAACGAATATTTTTGTTTAGTGTTGTATATATTAATGGTATAATTTATGTAAATTATAATTAACCAAATTAAATAAAAAGAACATATAACAAAACATGATAATTGACTATAAATAAAGAGAAAGAGAAAATATTTTATAAATTAAATCTAAAAAGGGGTCAAATGATGAATACAAAAGATAATTTCGAGAGAGATTTAAATATTTTTGCAGGAAATAAGATAAAAGAATTTCGCAAGAAAAAGAAATTGACTCAAAAACAATTAGGAAAGTTAATTGATAAGAGCGACAATACCATTTCCAATTATGAGAAAGGTCTTATCGCTCTTAACCAAGATGTTTTATTCAGTTTAGCTGAAGCGTTAGATGTTAAAGTAGATGATTTCTTCCCTCAAAAGGTTTCTGCTGGATCGTTGCACCAGGCAGTAGCAACAACAGACGAAAATTTAACTGTTGGTGATATGGCCTTTTTGAAGGAATTAATGGATTACATTAAATCATTAGATGAAACTGAAAGAAGATACTTAATGAGCAACATCGAGATGGCGGTCGAGATTTTCAAGAAGAATAGAAACTAACCTTTTTAACTCTTCCACTTCTGTAACATCCTTTATTTTTGTAAACTCGACTAGTAATTTAATTTCTTCTTCTGACATACACTAACCACCTTTAACTAAATATAGAAATGAGGGTATCCGTTGACTTATACGGTCGGTAGATGCCTGCTTCGTGAACTATTACATAGAAAAGATATGACGCAAGTTGAGCTAGCCGAAAGGCTAAATGTGAAACCTCAACAAATACAACACTATATCCAGAATAATCGCGTCATGTCCCTAAAGGTTGCCAAGAATATATCGGTAATCTTAAATTGCAATGTCGACGATTTATACGAATGGGTCGAAGTAGGCACTAAAGAGTAGTTATTCCTACTCTTCACGACCAAAAATAAGTCAACTGACTTATAAATAATATACCATTTATTTTACAATATTGTTAATAATTTTATTTGTTAAGAAAATAGGGCATTTATTATGTATAATGATTATAACACAAAAGGGAACGTTTGTTCCTTATTTTACATAGAAAGGAGAATTTTTGTGGCAAATATCGAAAAACGGGGAGATAATTCGTATCGCTTTACGGTTTATCTTCCTAAAGACGCTACTGGAAAATACCCGAAAAAGCGTAAATCAATTACTATTGACGAAAAAATGACTCCAAAACAATTAAAGGAATTTTTAGACCGTGAATATTTAAAATTTAAAGATGAGGTATTATCAGGAAACTACACAACTCCTCAGAGGCTTTTATTCAAAGATTTCGCAGAAAAATGGGAAAAGGATTTTGCTTCCACACTCGCCTTGACTACCTACGGGAATCATCAAAGGAAATTAACATTGCATGTGCTGCCAGTAATAGGCCATATGCGTATGGATCAGATCAATCAGTTTCATTTGATGGAGATTCTACGGGAAATGAAAAGACAGGATGGAAAAGAAGAGGCTCTTTCTTACCACAGTAAACAGGATGTGTACCGAACATTAAAGAGTGTCTTTAAGTATGCGGTCAAATGGGGGGTATTAGAAAAAAATCCGATGGACGGTATTGAGAAGCCTAGACCTAATGATACCGTAGATCAACAGAAGGAAATGCAAGTATATGAAGAGGAAGAGATCGATACGCTTATGCAGCTCTTACAAAGCGAACCCTACATGTGGAGGATGTTATTCACTCTTGCACTGGCTGCTGGGTTACGTAAAGGTGAGTTGCTGGGATTGGAATGGAAAGATGTAGACTTCGTTAACAAACAGATCTATATTAGGCAAACGATTGTATTAACTAAACAAGGGCCGCATATTAAAACTACCAAGACTAAAAACTCCAAGCGATATGTTTCCCTGCCGGATTCAGTTATTGATGAGCTAAAGGCGTATCGTAAGTTCTGGGTAAAAGAAAAGTTAGCGATGGGCGAAGAATGGAAGGAAGAAGAAAGAGAATGGTTATTTACTGCTGAGAATGGCAAGCATCTCTATCCAACTAGCCCTACCCAGCGATGGGTGAAGTTCACACGAAAAAATGAAATACGGCATATACGCCTGCATGATCTCCGGCATACGTCAGCGAGTATTTTAATTGCCCAAGGAGTGCATGCCAAAATTATCAGTGAACGTTTAGGACACTCCGATATATCCGTTACAATGAATACGTATGGTCATGCATTTAAGTCTGCTGACCGTGCTGCAGCTGATAAGCTGGATACTCTATTCCGAGTTAAGAAGCAGTCGTAA